GTGTAGCCTAATACTTCTCGGAGTATAGGTCTTAGTTTTGAGATTTGTTGGACTGCATTGACACGGTCCTTTGCAGGCAATTCCGAAATGTGCTTAATCATTTCAGGGATTGTCCATTTTGAAATATCCATTCTAAAATTCCTGTATGTGTTCCATCATCAGTTTCATACGGTGCTTGATGAAATAGTTTAATAACTTTTCTTTGCCACGTTTTGGTGTAGAATCAAATGCTTCATAAACTCTTGATTGAATGTTATCAGGCACTTTAGATAAGTCAATCAGTTGCTCATTCCTGCGGTAGTTCCTTAGCATCACTTCGTCGCAAAAGTCCTCTGGCTTCTTGCCAATAAAACTATTTAGCTTTTTTTCTGTTATAGGCTTTTGTCTCGTCTGTGTAACGAATGTTGAATCAGCGGACAAAAAATTTGGCACACCATCACCAGTGTCACCACGGATGATATGTTCTTGTAGAAATCGTTCTGGGTTTTTCTCAACAAGAAACTTCTTGGCCATTGGGCTGTATTGATATACATTTGCATACTTTTGCAATTGCAGGAAGTCCTTATCACTAGATAGAATTAAAATCTTTTCAGTGCTTTCGGACACTAACTCTACGCCATACCTATGGCACAATGATCCAATGATATCATCCGCTTCTGCTTTAGGTATTTGGATAACAATGTATGGGAAGTTTTCTCGGATTTCATCACGGACTTTGTTCAGCGTTTCAAAGATAAGATTCCAATCAAGAGGACTTTCTTCACGGCTTTTCTTCCGACTTGCTTTGTAGTACGGAAAGAAATCTCTACGCCAGTATTGTTTATCATCTGCACAAATAATCATCTCACCATATTCTTGGCGGAATTTTACATTGTACATCCGAAGACTGTTCAGCACCATATGCCGAATCAGATTCTCGTCCACTTGGTTGCTGTTTTGACCAATCTGCATCATGAGATTGGAAATCATCACCTGGTTCAAGTCAATCAAAATCATTTATTTCTCCACACGAAGGAGTATAGTATCATCATTTATTCGACCCGTCAAGTTCAGTTGCATGGTAGTCAATTCTTCCATTACTTTACGCAACTTAATTTTACCACTTTCAAGGACTGTTGGTATTGTCTTTTCAGGTTTGCGGAGACGTTTACCAATTGAAAGTTTCTCGTCAAAGTTTTGGAGTGTGCTACCTTTTACGGTAAAGCCCTTAGCGTTGTCGGAATGATACACCGCTAAGACTTTTGTTTTGGTATTGTATACCCACAATTGATTTGCACCAATTACCTTTTCTGGTGGAATACTCTTTAGTAATCCCTGTTCTTTCATGTACTTCATCTTCGCAACAAGAACCTCAGGAGATTTTTCTTTCTTCTTCCGAAGTTTGCGGATCGGTTTGTTTTGCTGAGAGAATGCGTTACATTCGGATACAATTGCATCCAACATGTCACGATATCGCTTGAGTTGAACTTTAGTGAAGTTGGAGTAACCTTCAGCTAACTCCTTGTCAGTCAATGCTGTAGCAATTTCTTTTGCTTTCGGTATAAACTTTTCACAAATTTTATTTGCTACGGTTGCTGTAACGTTATTAGATTTGAGATAAGCATCCACACTAAATGGAGTTTTGCATCCGTCTAACATGAAATCATCCAACATGCCTTCAATTTCACCAGCATGTTCTGCTGCTTTGTCAGCAATCCTTTGCTGAACATTCACGATTGGTGCGGATGGTGTAGTATCAACGGCAACAACTTTCTTAGTGGACGCTAAGAGTGTTTTATAATGTGTAATGAAATAAGTTTTGAGCCGTTCGTTAGGTTCAAGCCCACGATTCATCATTCGTGCGATCCATCCTGCTTGGCGATTGAATGCTGAGTCTGGCAATGCTTTGATTGCGTTTAATTCATCTTTAGTCCTACCAATACTCTTGGAGTATGTAAGAATAAACTCTTTTGCTTCAGTGTTACTATAAAAGTAGGAGTACCAATTGAATGCTTTTGAAATTGCAATGCGTTGATCCAACTCATCTAACATTGCAAAATTTTGAAACGTCGGTTCATCACCAATGTACTTCACATCCACGCCAGGATTGGCCATGATTTTAGTCCTTATCACCCAATGTAAATTTAATTTCAGTTACCGAATCATATCGGAAGGATCGCCATTCATTCTTTTCCAAATCAAACACTGCTAACGTATCTTCGGAAACTTTACGCTTTGGTTTGTCCGAAACAATTGCTTCAGGCAGAAATTTTGGTAACAGTGTGCATTTCATATTGCGTAGTGTACCATCAGTCTTCCGAAATGTCAAGTTGACAATTTCAGTCCGCATCACACCCTGTAACCATTCCTTAAAGTTCTTTCGTTCTTCATTTGTTGCGCTTGCATAGAATGAAAAGTATTCATTCTTTCCTATCGGTGTCACCATCTGATTCTCCATGTTCACGTTCTTTCACTTCATTATAAAGATAGTCATATAATTCTTTTACTGTGCCAACATACTTAGTATTATGGTAAATATGTGGAATGACAGTAGTACCAGGACGCAATCGTTCCAATTGATTTCTGGTATAATCTTTACCTAATGCAAATAGTCTATAGGGAAACCCCGTCATTGTCAATAGATTTTCAGCACGTTCGGTTGCTTTGCTGCCTTCTGCTCCGTATACAAAAAACATATTTTTATTCCAGTACATACAATCGTGTTACGGCCCTGATAGTTAAATGCTCACCAGGATCAGTTTTTGTTATAACAGTATGTATAGCACCTTTATGTTCAAATCGAACACGGTATCCAGTGACTCTCTGACCGTATGCCATGTCCGTATAAGAATTACATCTCTGAACAATTTGATTTCCTAATTGCATTTGGACGCACGACGGTTGATTGGTCCGCTGATAAGATCCTGTAACAAGAGGTTCTATAGTCAAAACTCTTGCATGAACAATCTCTTCGACCTGAGCGTTTGCGGCAATACAAAAGGAAGCTAAAATTGCTGATATGTATTTTTTCATCTCTGTACCGTTATGTTATTGATAAGTATACCTTTAATGACAAGAACAAGCCATGTTAACGCCATGACATTGAGGAACGATATCTCAATAGAAAAACTGAACAGTTGATTTATTGCATATAATGTAATCCATGAAGAAATACATGCCGATGCTAAAAATAGCATCGCTAGTAAAATATAACCTATTGGCTTCATTTTCCACCATTACCTTTCAATCCAATTGATTTCATTGTGACTTGTTTTCTGCCCATATTTGATACAGAATACCGTGTGGCAGGAAATGTTTTCTCTGCCTTTCTTGGTGCATACGTAGGTAATACAGTTACCTTGATGCCGTTTTCTAAATAAGTCATATCAGATTTCATATCCATCCTTTATCAAAGTCTACACACCCATTATATAGTAAAGCCGGTAAAAGTCAAGTGTGTTGTTTTTATGCAACAAAGCTAAATAAGAGAGTAAATCTAATTAAATCCCAAGAGGAGAACCATGGAAACATTCAGAAAGGTGCTATCCGCCCTTTTTGTTATGATTTTCGTCCTGAACCATGCGAATGCACAAACACTCATCAATCAAGGCACATACGATTCCAAATCTTTAGTTGATACCAATTCAACGTCAACAAGCACGTCCACAGTAAATACCAATAATACTTCAACAAGTACCAGCACAAACACAAATACAAGCACAGTAAACAGCACATCGGTTAATACAAATGTTAACCAAAATAGCAGTACGTCCAGTTCAACTTCTACAAATATTAATACCAATAATAATATTCAAAGTGGCACTGTTACCAACATAAATCAGAATGTTAATTCTGGTACACAAACTTTTAATAATAACAACGTCAATTCTGGTACACAAACTTTTAATAATAACAACGTCAATTCTGGTACAATGACGTACAATAATAATAATGTAAACACTGGTGACATGACAAATAGAAATATTAATACAAGCACTAGTACCAATACGAGCACATCTTCTAACACCAATGTGAACACAAATAATAACATTAATTCTGGTACTATG